CACATCTTGAGGTGCCATGTCAATATATTTTTTAACTAAATTCATCATTTCGTCTGGTGAATCATACATTGGCATCTCTGGGAATAAGTTTTCTATTTGACTGATAGTATCACTAACTAAAAGGCCTGTCAACCCTAAAGATTTGAAAGTTCTTTCGTTTGTATCTAGGCCCAAGGTGCGTTGATACGCATCGTGTATATTTATTGCAAGCTTGCTATTGCTTAAAATTAAATTTTCTTCAGCATGCGATATCCCCCTATCGATAAAGAACCCACATTTAAGACCAGAGTCTTTAAATGGTGATAAGTGCTGTATCATTATTTTTCGTTTTTCATCAAACCCGTTGTTCGCCCAGCCTCCAATGAAGCACACATCAAACTGATATTTTTCGTTTTCTGCCGGTGCATAATTAACTGAATCAAAAGCTAAAGGTATTTCATTTACGTCCCCCCATTTATCGTGAAAGTCGGTGATGATGCCGAAAGCCCATTTATGTACATTATCCATCTTTATGATTTCATCGATGACACTCGGGTGACAAAGGCTAACAAAATTAGGGTGAGACCCCCATGGAAGCGGAAATCGATTAGGCTGTACATATAGATAGACTTTGTCAGCCTTCTCTAGTTTAGAAATATTGCTAAAATTTACATCTGCATCAATTGCCATTAATTGATAATTTTCTTCTTTGATGTCGTGTAAGTCAGAATAATATTCAACATCGTATCCTAACTGTTCCCAGGCTGATTTATATCCGGCGTATATCCATTTCCCCGCATGGTTTTTGTGTTCTTTAATATATATTTTCATAGTTTCATTATCTTGTTTATTGCACTGGTCAAGCGCACCATAGATTCGTGGTCTTTCAGAAATCTTTTATGCCCGTTATTAGCAACTTCTTCTATTATCTTTGGGTTTTTAAGCAAAAAATCAGCTTTTTTAAACATCTCGTATGATGATTTAAAGGTTATAACTTCCTTATCGATTATAAAATGCTCTTCTAACCCGGGAGCGTATTCCGTAAACAATAAAGCATTCGCTGCGGGCACTTCAACCATTCTCCCTTTCATTTGCAGCACTGGTGGATTCGCATTATAGTTTTTGCTGAAATTTATGCCTATCTTTGACTCTGCAATCGATTGAATCATCTCTTTGGGCGTTAAACCGTGATGGTGTTTTACGTCTATCCCGTTTTCTATTAAATAATTAATAAAATATCTTCTATCTAAATTTAGCTGCCCACAAAAACTAATGTCGTTCTTTTTGACAGCTTTCTTGGGATAAAAATCAATGTTGGTATACCAAAAGCCTAATATAATATTGTTATATCCAACTTCTTTAAACTTTTCAATATACTCTATTTCCGGCGTTGAACACACATGAAAATGATTACAAACCTGGCTAGAAAAGCTTTCGAACCTCCAAGTATCGTCACAAAACCAATTGAACGTTTTGCAATTACCTTTTTGTGTTTCTTGAATTATCTCTTCCCAAGGTTCATTTGGCGTCAAGGACGCGTCGCCCGTCATGCAACAAAAGATCAAATCTGGCTTAAATGTATCTACTGTTTTTGAAAACTCGGCGCGTTCACCCCTCACGGTATCGTAAAGACGAACATTGTGGCCCATCTTTTCTAGTGGTAAAAAAAGGTTCCAATAGCCGCCATCAAGCCACTCTGCTTTGCCGTTAGACAATGTTTTATTTATAACTAATAAGATTTTCATTTTAAAAAATATTTAAAATCGTATTCGTGATCGTCGTTCGTTTCTCTCTCATGTGGTCAACTAAATCCTTCCCCTTCATAGAGAACCACTCTTCTCCGGTGGCGCCAATTATTTTATTTGTAATCGTGCTCATACCCATCATCCTGGCCTCGACAACAATTCTAGACAGAGTTTCCGGGGTTTTTGGAAAAAAGACCAGCTTATTGTTATTGCTTAGCTTATCTAAAAATGTTAGGTAATCATTTTTTCCTATCAATTCATATTCTAAATTTTTGTGTTTACAATATAACACCGCCTCCCTGGTGTTTTTATGAGATATTTGAGAATCCATTATAGAGCAGACGTCCTTTTTTTCTTTGTTGGAATACTGTTCTATTGCATCCAAAGATTCTTTAGACCACAAATTGCCCCCTAAATTCACTATATTGCTTAAATTTAAATTCTTTCTAACGATGTTGGAGTGGAAGGCGGACTGGCACAACACTGCTTTGGCGCGCCGACAAAAATCATAATTGACAAGCGCTTCCTTTGGGGCAACAAAATCTTCAAACAATGCTGGATTCCTATTCACTAAATATTTGTGGTCATGCTCATAAATGACATAACTTAAATTATTCGTTATATAATCTTTGGCGTCTGATCTTAAATTAATATAATTTGCGATTACGAAATTAGCATCTCTGTACTCATACAAAAAATTTAACGTCACATTGTGAGAGTTGATTTTTTTTACTGGGAGGCGCTGTGCGGCTATCTGTATGAACTCTTCGTTGTTTAGTTCTCCGCCGCCGAGGATTTCGTTAACAAAAAAATCAGCTACAAAAACAATCATTCATTAACCTGAACGTCTAGGCTATCTAGCCAGTCCTCCACATCAAAATTTTCTTTTATTTCTAAAGAGTTATACATTTTTTTATACTGGTCTTCTTGTGAAAAATTCTTACATACCCATTTTTTCAACTCATTGGCTTGTTTTTTAAATCTTCCATAATCCTTATATACTTCTCTTAGTCTCATTTTGTAAGAGCCTTGCTGTGCATAACACCACATAGCGCCCTTTTCCAGCACCCCATCCCAAACAACTTCATCTGCTATTGGTTGTATGTCATATTCCACGCATGCGAAATATGGCTTTATTTTTTCATTACCAGTCTTCTTGTCTTTCTTTGGCGCGCAGAGAAAGTCTAAGTGGCCACTCCATTCTGGTGCTATTACAGGGATCCCAGAATATGCTGCTTCAAACAACGGGAGACCAAACCCTTCGCCATGGGCCAGAGAAACAAGTGCTTTTATTTTTGGATGTTTGTAAATAGAATGAATCTCTTGGTCCGTCATATCGCCATGGAAAAAATAAACTTTACATTTTCTATTTTCATATTTTTTCAACAGGCTTGTTAGGCGATCCTCTATTCTATGCCGATCCATAACAGAATTACCTTCAGCAAACGTTTTTACAACGAGGCCGACTTCAGGATTATCAATGAACTCTTCAACAAACCAAGTGATTGTATTTTCTAAATTCTTGCGGCCGGCCCATTGCGCCATGGCTAAAAAATTAAAATCCGTTTTTAATTTCAAGTTGATTTTTGATTCTTCATATTTTTTAACAGGGTAGTGTACAACCTCTACAGGCGTTGTACATTTCAGTGGAAACTTTTGTCCAGTCTCTTTGTGCACCGCATCATATACTGTGTTTTGGAATCCGCTCTTCGAATGATTGGAGATGGTAATTACTTTGTCCATTAAATTGCATTTTTCTAGCCACACCGGGGCGACTATGTTGGTTTCTATCCCCGCAGTCACACCAATGTTTATTGGCGCAAATCGCTCCCATTCGTTTGGAATCGTAACCTGAATGCTGGCATCATACTGTGGGTTGCCTTCTTGGTGGTAGTGGGCCGTCTTATTAATCAAGGAGTCCAGCCAGCGGCGCTCTTCGTCATCATTATATATCCACCCGCATTTTCCCCAATTAACTGGGAGTAGATAAATGTCTATTTCGTCCTCGTGTTGTCGCAAAGCCCTCAAAACAAATCGCGAATGTTCACCATACCCTGATCTGGTAAGTACCGGTGCTCGTACTAATACTTTCTTTTTCATACAATCTCCTTTAAAACCCAACGATTATCATACGGTTTCCGCGTATCCCATGATCCACTTTCGTCGTGAACTGCTGTGAATAACTCATCCCACCTTTTAACAAAATTATCAAAATTATAATTTGTCATTACGTGATTTCTGCCCTTTCTTCCTAGTTCGCTCCTTTCCTCTTCCGACATATTATATATTTTTAATAGCGCATCAACAACAGATTCTTCAGAAAGTCTATCCTCGTAAATCCATGGTATTTCCTGGGATCCTATGATACCTTTCGATGTTGGTTTTAAGCCGATGCCGAAGAATTCTTCTCCGTCAGTAACTTGTTCCTGTAGGCCACCGGTCATGTTAACAATAATCGGAGTTTCGCACGCAAGAGATTCCAACGTTGCCAAACCAAACCCTTCGGCATCTGAAATATTGACTGTACAATCTGCCATATTATATAACATGGACAAGATCTCGGGTTCGACCTTCTGCTGTGAAAAAAGCACTTCTCCATTCGTTAACCCAAGGTGATTAATAATTTTTTCTAAATCCTGGCCATGTGCATCTTTAATATCTGTGTGCATTATTAGGCATGCTTTGTCGTTTCCAACTACATCCAAAAACTTTTTAAACCAAAAAATTAATGAGCCGCTCTGCTTTCGTCTCGCGTTTCTGTTATTCCAAAAAAAGATGAACTTATTTGGATCGTATTTTTCATCGAAGCTATTTTTAGCAAATTCTTGAACGGGCGCCTCATCGTGCTTTTTAAACGATTCTGTATTTACTGCATGTGGTAAATAAATCGATTTTACGGCTGGTGCGACCGTTTTAACAATATCGTCCGTTACTTTAGAAATTGTTACGACCATGTCGTTAGACTCGTAGTATTGTTTGTTATATGTCGGATACGGATAATTATCCCAAACGTGATAATAAATCATAGGAACTAGCGGACGAATTTCATTTTCTATCTCCCACAGCCAGCCCCAAAAACGAGGATCTGTCATAAACCAAAGTATGTCTGGTCTCTCTTGCCGAAGCATAGACCTTACAATTTCTTGGGATCCATACCCATCTACAGGAAAAGTAACCCAGTCATCGCCCCACTCTTCTGTCTTAATTGGGTTGTGTCCGGGGTGGGCCATAGCTCCCCCCAAGCTGACAAACCTATATTTACCGGTCTGTAGCATGCTTTCTATGATATATCTTGTTTGAGTCCCCACGCCGGATGGAGCGAAGGGCATATCACTGATAGTCATGATCTTAATTTTTTCACTCATGTTTATTTGCCTCTTAATTACAATATTGTGTCTTTAAAAACTCGCATGGGCCAAATTTTCCTTGGCATGCCATTCGATTTTTAATGTAATTTTTGTTAGTTAAATTATAAAGGGCTTTATACAATAATTTAAGTGCATTTTCAGTTTTTTTGTTGCCGCTCGTGACCTTAAACAGTTCCACATTATTTTTTTTGGCTGTTCTCTTAAGAAGCGCAAAGTGAGTTGTAGCCGATGTTGGGTCTATTCCGTGTTTGATACAGAAAAAGTGCTTATACAATGTTAATTGATATGTCGTCATTCTGTCGCTTTTGCGTCTTGTATCCCAACCCCAGGAGCACGTTTTCCAATCAATAATATGGTACTTTCCATCATCTGTTTTAACAACTAAATCAATGTACCCTTTGAAATTGTAATCATCATATTCCTTAATGGGCTCATATAGCTTTTCTTCGACAGAGATTAACTCATAATTTCCAAAATATTCCTTTAAGACAGGTAATATATAGCCGACTAGCATACACCCCTGAGTACGCATGCTTACCACAAGATCTTTTTTTAATTCGTGGCCGTCGGGCAGTTTCTGCAATTCTTTTAAAAATTCTTCCTGAAAATATTCTGGTGCGTTTTTAATATTGTTTTCAACCAATTGCTCACATGTGGAGTGTATGGCTGTACCAAAGGCAGTATGTTCGTTTCCCTCGAAGGCTTTAATGCCATCTAAATAAACAAGCTTGTGCTTCCAAGCACACTCATTCCACAACTTTAATTCTGAAAAAGATATGTGGGGCACTTATGCACCTTTTTCTGTTGTTTTGCTCGTTGTTTTTCTTTTACTACGAGTTGTTGTATTTTTATTCTTCACTATTTTCGAAACTTTGAGGATCCACGTACCTCTAGACTCAGCCTCTTTGCAAAAATTACAAAGCTCCTGTGGGCCATCGACGCTCTCAACTTTATAAGATGGGTGTTTCTTTCGAAACTGACCAATATAGGCTTCCCTATTAATTATTTCTCTTTTTGCAACTGGCGGTCTGGCTTCATACCAGGCGATGGAAGCCTCAATTTTTACAGTGTTCTCATCTATAAACTCAATATTCATAATTTTCCTTTTCCTTTATACTGCTTTCTAATAGATCATTAATTTTATTATACAGCGCTGGGCTTATCTTTTTTAAATACGTCCGGTCTCGCAGGAAATAATTTTCAAATCCGTTTGCGAAATATTCACGAAGAGACGTTGTAGAATACGGAGAATAAAATAAGCCCGTTGTCAAAGTGCTCAATTTGGGGTACCCAACAACATTGTAAACATAGTGATCAAAATATTTATCATATTCTACTTCATCAAACCGAGAAGCAGAGGGCTCTAAGCCTGCTTGATCTAAACGATGGTAAAGGGTTTTTCTTTTTCCTTTAAACTCACTCTCTATAGCAAAATCAGAATAAATTTGATCGCCATATCTTTCTTCAGCCGCATGCGCTACTTCATGAATAATATCGTCCAGCATATCATTTTCATTGTCTTGATGGTTCGTAACATATATGGCATTATCTTTATATTTTGCATTAAAGGGCAAATCGCCGTTTTCAAAATCCTTAAAGGAGCCCACGTAGATTGAATCAATATTTTCGAACAATGAAGTTGGAATCAGACTTTCTATAGTGCTTAATACGTATTCTAAATCAAACCCGAAAGGAAGTTGGTCCTTAATATAAACTAGCTTATTTCCATAAATATATTTTTCTCTGCTGTTCTTTTTTGCCTGCTCGGCACTCTCAGAGATATAATTCATCATTAAAGCTTTCCCTCTTTTCGCATTAATCTCTCGCCCTCGTCCACGTCTGCCAGAGCCTGTTGGTATCCTCGTATAAAATTTTCTTCTGCCAAGACCAAAAGAAATTCAGGAAATTCCTCTGCCATGGTTTTTATTATCATTTCTACATTTACTTCGCCAGCTTCTGGGTTGTATTTATTTCCAACATACCCCACAAGCCACTCTTTAAGTTCGTTTGTTTTTTCTACTGTTTTCAAAAGTTCTGGGTTTTCTTCTGTCATATCCATAACTACCTCCAATTATATATATAATAATTTATTTTGTCAAGCTTTTAAAGTATTTTTGCTGCTAATGTGGCAACTTTAGATCTTTCGCCTTTGACTAGGGTGATGTGTCCTGATATATCATGGCTTTTAAACTTTTCTACTGCATATGCTAGCCCGTTTGAAGTTTCATCAACGTACACGTTATCAATTTGATCAATGTCGCCTGTTAGCACAACTTTTGTATTCTCTCCCACTCTTGTAATTATAGTCTTTAATTCGTGTGCTGTCAAGTTCTGAGCTTCATCAATTATAATAAAAGCGTCAGCGATGGATCTACCCCTTATATAAGTAAGCGCTTCAATCTCTATTGTGCCCTGCGATGTGTACATTCTTAAAGTTTCTTTGTCGTTCCCCATTAAATATCTTAAGTTATCTTGAATTGGGCTGAGCCATGGTGTCATCTTTTCTTCTAACGTGCCAGGCAAATACCCTATATCTTTCCCTAGCGGCTGAATCGGTCGGGACACAATCAATCTTTTGTAGGGTGTGCTTTTCGACCCTTCTACGACTTGCGCTAGGCCGGCTGCAATTGATAAGAGCGTTTTCCCGCTTCCTGCTTTTCCAACCAGCGTAACTACCTGAACTGTTGGATCCATTAACAACTCCAAGGCAAAATTCTGTTCCTTGTTCCTTGGTCGCACGCTCCAAACGCCTTTTTTGTGTTCCCCGTTAATTCTTTTAAGCGGCGTTGAATAACTATAAAATCGGGCGAGTGCCGATTTCTTTTCATTTGCATTTGAAACTAACATTAAAAAATGATTTGGCTGCAGCTTAATATCTTCTTCGTATAGATATGTTTCTTCTCCATTATAGAATTGATCTATAATCTGCTCGTCAACAAGGTGCGTTTTGACTCCGGTATACAAGTGCTCGGTATCTTTGACCACTTGATTGATAATATAATCTTCTGTCAAAAGCCCCAAGGCGTCGCATTTAACTCGCATATTAATGTCGCGGGATGCTAATATAACTTTTCTGCCTGGGGTTCTTTGTTGTTCTTCTAGCGCAACTGTGATTATTTCGTTATCTGCTATAGAAATATCCAAAAGATCACTTTCCGCGCCCTTGACTGTTAGAATACCGTGCCCTTTTGCGATTCTGACTCCTTTATATAAAGAGCCTTTCTCTCTTAGCGCGTCGAGCGCTTTAATTGTTCTTCTAGCATGCGACCCGACACTATCTTGTCGTTTTTTGTGTTTATCGATCTCTTCTAGGACTTTGAATGGAACAATTATATCATTGTTTTGGTAAGCAGTTATAGCGTTGGCATCTGTCAAGTACACGCTAGTATCTAAAATATAAGTTTTTTTAGCCATATAAATCGTTTACATTATAAATAGTTTCAATTATTTTATTAAGAAAAAGAACTGTTGTTTTATTTTGCTAATAGTTATTACTAGGAGATACTAAAATGAAAAAAACATTAATACTTTTATTCTTGCTTATACCAACCATGGTGCAAGCAAAAGTTTCTTTGTGTGAAAAAGGTTGTACACCAATGGATAGCGCCCAAATCAACGCAATCAAAGGCTTTTTGTACGAAGTAGCCGAATCACAGGAGCCGTCGATCAAAAAACAAATTTCACCAAAGTTTGCAAGATGTCTTGTGTGGCTAGACACAATACACAAAGACACAAAAAAACACATCGTTACGAAATATAATACTGAAGACGCGTCTTTAGTTAAGGCAAGTGTGCAGTTTATAATCGATGTGGCTATGGGCCGATATTCAGAAATGTCACCTGAAGCTACAATAGCGCGTTGGACAGAAAGCGGGGCTAGAGTTATAGCGCAATACAGAGAAACAAAAGCAAAAGATAAAAATGGCAAACAAAAGATAAAAATACAATGGAAGTTGGAGTTGCCCACAAAATGAAATATCTTTTGCTAATGTTGTGGATACTGCCCTTTATGTCGACGTGTACGTACCAACATGTTCACCACCACAATAAAAACACCTATAATTACACAGGAGAGGAGACGGCACATAATTTACCGCGAAGCTCCTTTGCTTTTGTTAAAGTGAAAGAAGAAAGCAGAATATGTCTTTTTGAGAGGTGCTTCAAAATTGGTAAAACTGCATACTATACAGGATCCGGCTTTGTAATCAAAAACACTAAGAACGGAAGTTTGGTGATCACGGCGGCGCACGTATGTGCCTCTGGGCCGAATGCGTTCTATACTACGTATGAATTGGTTGATATAGATAGTAAAAAATACAAAGCTGAATTATTAGCAACGGATGATTCGAATGACATATGCATGTTATATGCAAAAGATCTCAGAAGGCCGGCCGTCGGAGTTTCAGCGCAAAAGCCACTACAAGGGGAGCGCATATATAATATTGCGGCGCCCGTTGGAATATTTGATCACCAAATGATGCCAATAATAGATGGCTTTTACAACGGAGAAGCTTCTAATAAGTGGGGGCTAGATCGCGTTGCGGTGTA